ATTATCTCCTTTAATATTTGTGCATATTTTCTTGAAATAGTGTCAAGATTGAACTTTTCCTTTGTATCGTAATAACTATTCCATCCTATTTTTAAACGTTCATCTATATTATTCGCCAACATCATAATACCTGAATACCAATCTATTTCGTCACTTGCTAAAATTCCTCTAAAATCACTTCTGAATGGCTCTACATCGCTCGCAATAGTGGGAAATTTACAACCTGAATATTCAAGATAACGAAGATTTGATTTACCCCGATTGAATTGGTTATCTCTGAGTGGAGCCAATGCGATATCAAAAGAAAGTTCTTTAAGATATTTCTGATACTCAGTAATTACGACCCAATCTTGAATCAAATGCAATCCATCAATCTTTTCCCAGTTGGGAGGAGGAAAGGAAACAATATAACATTCAAATTTATCGTTATCTTTAAGAATATCGTAAATCACATCTTTAACTAATCTTAAATCTCCATCATGATTAGCTCCCCCTATCCATCCAATCCTTATTCTCTCATTTGAATGAGATTTATATTTATCGTATTCATCAAAGTTGATACAATTTGGAATGACATAAACATTTTTATTCCATTTAGACCAATAATTTTTGAGATATTCAGTAGTAGTAATGATCCCATTGGATTCTATGGCCTGTCTTGTGGCCCATACTTCTGGTCCTCCTCCTGGAGGATTGCTATCATGAGCATGGGAGTAATAAGGAACCTGCTTAAGATAATCATCAACTTCCATAAAAATTGGCTTCTTATCTTTCATCGCCTGAATGGTTGAGAATCCCATTGGACTATGAATGTATTGACAAACGATAACATCTGCCCAATTAACTTGTTCTTCTATTGTTCTTATGTGTTTTTCTATTTCTAATTCCCATTCATCTGAAGTAACTCTTTTAGGTTCAAAGTCTGGAAATATTCTACAATGGGCTAAATTCAATTCGCTCATTTTTAGAGCATATTGATAAAAACGATAAAATTTTACTCCTGCATTATTGGATGAAATGAATAAAACTTTTATTTTATCAGTTGACATAATATCTCATTGTTTTTAGAAACATTTAATTTACCTTCAGAAAATATATTATTTAGCCCTGGCAATGCTCCTTTTCTACAAAAGTATCCGAATGACTCAGGAATAAAATATCTAACATGAGTAGGATCGGCAATACTTCCCACTGTCGGGAAAAGTGGTACAGCAATATTGAATTCGCTATTTTTCTTTAATACTCTCCAACATTCATTCATTGCTTTAACAATATTCGGTATATGCTCAAGAGCATGAATCGCATTGATTGACTCAAATGATTCGTCCTTAAATGGTAAATTTTGAGCATCTCCGCAAATGTCAGGTTTGCAGGTAAAATCAATATCAATTCCTATTTCTCCTTTGTTTCTATTTAGATGGCCACAACACAGATTCAATTTCATTATTGTCTTCCAAATGTAACCCAATAAGCTGCACCTGTTCCCGTTACATCAGCATATATTCCATTGCCAGCACCCAAACCCGCCGGAAGTTCAAAACCTCCATAAAAATTTGCTCCCGGGACAATTAATTTTCTTAATATCTTTCCTGATCCAGAAGTATTATCATATAGAACCAGAGTCGCATTATTAGTGCCATCGGTTTCTATGAGACAACCATATAAAACAGATTNACCAGATACAATAAGAGTATCGGCAGCCAACCGATCTGTTGTATTTCTAAATTGTGCGAAAGCAAGAAACGCAATAAGAATAAAACTCAAAACTAAAATAATCACCTTTTTCATTTCTTTTCCTCCTTATAGATAGTAACTTTTTGCTAAACCCTGAATCTTTCTCCTTTGTTGCATAACTCCCCAAGGAACTCGGCGACAATTTGCAAGAATCTTTTTAGTTGTAAAGAATTTCATCCCCTTTTTAGTCCAATCGTCAAGAAAAGCCCAATCATCTGTTGCACCATCTATTACTTGATATGGATGTTCAAGAATATCTTTTTTATGATAACATGCCGAGGAATGAAACCAGGGATAATTTTGTTCAAATATTTCCCTATTCATATGAGGAGGATTTACTTCATTAACCGGATTATTATCAACATCAAGTTCTAAGTATCTTGATGTTAGACAATTGATATCGGGATGATGATTCANAAAATNATAGGAATATAAAGCCCTGTGTTTTGTTGAAAGATCATCCTGATCGGATACACAGATTAAATCAGCATTGGCCATCTGATTGCCAAAATTTCTTGCTTCTTGGACACCTTTGTTCTGTTCAAATCGATGATATTTGATTCGGTTATCCTGTAAAAGATACCATTTCATAAGTTCGGGAGTATAATCAGGAGAACAATCATCTATTACAATTATTTCAATATCCTTTAGAGATTGATTTCTAATGGATTCAATCGTCTCCGCCAAATAACAATCCCCATCAAATATTGGAATAACAAAACTAATTAACGATTTTCCCATCATTCCAAACNCCAGGCATTTTATCCTGAATATCTTCTAATTTTGCGTATTTGCTTATATGCTTCTCTGCTATTTTTTCAAGTTTATTTTTAAAATAACCCGGATTCATTCTGTTTTTATAAAATTCAATATCTTTAGGNTCGGGATNNGCATCAACGGCTTTTAANTTTCTTATAGTATGNATTAATATNTTTCTTAATTCNGGAACATTNGTAAATNNANNAATNTGATAAGTAGATGGAAATTCTTTATCAGTTATGACAAGATTTCCTCTACAAATAGATTTGAGAATATTTGAGATTGAATCCTGAAAATGAACGGTAATTTTACAATTCAAATCATTCTTTTTGAATTGCATATCGGGCATTCCCTTAATAAGTTGATATATCAATTCATCATCATTAACTGATATTGCATTAATCGTTTCATTATTTTCATCAATAGAAATCGGGGGATAAACTATTTCAGATTGAATATGGAGCCTATTGAGTAATTGAAAATCTTTATTAGTAATACAGAAATGATTTTTAACTTTTGACAAACCTAATTGGCAGAAATAATCAACGTCGGTCCATTTATTTTGTATAAGCATTAATAAATCCTGACCGATCCAATGTATTACTTTGTGCTTCCAATGCTGGAAAAATACCCCAACAGCCATTTGAATATTATCAAGGTCGGCGGGGAAACCATATTGATAGATTAAATCATATGAATGAGGTTTAGGACCAGGATAATCTCGATAATCTGAATCTGTCATTTTGGCTAATTGAAGGGCATATTGAGGATCAATAAGAGAACATATACAAATTTTGCGTTCTGGAATACTATGCCTGGATTGAATTTCTCTCCTCAAATATTCCCAATTTCTATTTGAATATTCTGATAATCCTCCTTCTTTAGGAGGTTCAGCGTAATAAAGAGGTTCTTTAATAAAATATCCATCTGTCTTTTTAGTTATGGATAAAGCCCAATCCCAATCTATTAATGCTTTAAGATCAGTACTCCATTTAACTGCAAACTCTCTGCGGTAAGGATTAGCTCCATCTATAAAGTTTTCACATTCAAGATGATAGCGATCATAGGGATTAGCATAATAAATGTCCATCGGGGCCTGACTGACTAATCGATAACCAGAATAAACCAAACCATATTGAGGATTGTCTTGAAATGTTTCTATCCATGTTCTTAAAGTTCCGGGGAGGATATAAAGATCGGATGAAAGATGAGAAATAATATCTCCTGTGACATACTTTAAGCCTTCATTATTCGCATTCCCAAGGCCAGGAGTATCTATTGAAATCAAGTTAATTTTATCCGAATATTTCTGTTTAAGTGAAGTGATTAAATCCTGTTTCGTTTCCCATTGTCCATTCAACACGGGAATAATTTCATAATTTTTATAGTCCTGGTCTAAGATCGATTCGATATTACGAAAGATATATTCATCACATTTGTATCCAGGGATAATGAATGAACATTTTAAATTGTCTTTCATTTGAAAATTAAATCTCCTTCCCTGCCTCCACATTTGGGACAACATTTAGGATCGTGACCAATATGTTCCCATGTATAAGCAGACCCGCATTCACAAATATTAAGAAAACCTGATTTTTTAATTTCTGATTCCCATTCCGAGAGATATTTATTTTGAATTTTTTCTTCTTCTTCCCAATCTCTAATATTTACATCAAAACGATCCATAATCTCTCCATAAGAACTGGGGAGGACCAAAGGGATCCTCCCCAAGGTTAAGACTATGCACCAACTCCATAGATATCAGCAGGACGACCCTGGATAAGCCAAAGACAACCAGAAGGATTAAGAATCTTAGCTGCCATGATAGCTTTCCAACCGACCGTACTATACTGATCCAGTGGAACGCTTACTGTTTGTGGACCAGGAGTTTTAATGTAGGTATGAACACCACCATCAAAATCTGTCACACCGTAAGCACCTCGACCAAAGAAAAATGAGAAATAGAAACGGCCTCCACCATAGGCAGAAGGTTGGGCCCTCTTGCCATTAGCCGTACCTCCGAAAATCCCAGAGGTTGAAAATAAAGGAGCTTCGGTTGATTCGTAGAATTTGAATCGTTCCATTACCCCTATAAGACCCTTTTCAACCTGTCCCTGTCTCAATGTCCCTTTCTCAAAAGTCGCTGCACCTGTCTCAACATATTTATGGAGATCAACAAAGGCAGATGAGCTTCTTAATTGATGGATAATATCGGGATGGACGATTGATTTGTAATAACCATCTTCAAAGGGAAGGGCATTTCTAACCTTGAGTTTTAAGGCTAACTGTCGAAGAATATTTGGAGTAATGGGAGTCGCACATAATCCCGTAGCTCCACCTCCGGCACAGTTTATGCCTGAAAGTTTCAGGTTTCTTGTATTTAACTTGTTAATTGACCATAATGGAGCCTGCCATTTTGCAGATGATACAGCAGCAACATGAGCGCCAGCTGTTAAAACTGACCAGGCATCTCCAAAATATCCATTAGCTGCGGATAATTGAAGACTTGAGCTAATAGAAGTATGTCTCCAAAGCAATAGCCTTGAAGTAACAAAGTCTATTGTAAGGGCAGCGTTATCGGCGAATAATTCTATTGCACCCTCTACAACAGAGTTAATCGATACCATATCAAGATAGTTGGTAATAACCGCATGGTCACCAAGCATAATCAAGTTAGCTGAAATCTTGGTTGCACTGATACCACGTGCACTTCCGGGACCAGATTCGGTTATATTTCTACCATATCCGAATTTATTCCATCGATGCCAGATGATACTTGCACCTTCATGTTTTGGTAATTCCTTTTTAACTCCGAACTGATGGAACATGAGGTTAGGTATCAACCTTTCCAGCATCAATTTGTCATAATAATTTTTTACCAAAGTTGAAAGACTGGTAGTTGATACAGTAGGCATTTATTCTCCTCCTATTACCACCCAGGATTACGATTGTATTTAAGCATTTTCTTAATCTCTGTGGCGGACATCTTTTTAACTTCTTCAGGAGTAGGAAGAGTTTTCATGGATTCCTTGGTTTTCTTTTCTCCAATAGGAATGCTGGCTTTTTCTTGGAGTTTCAGCTTTTTCTCGGTTTTAATTTTTGTATTTTCGGCAAGTTTGAAAGCATAATCTTTCCAAAAATCAGCTTCAGCCATTGCCCAGGAAATTTCACGATCATNTCCAAGATCCCTGAATTCATCATAAATTGGTTTTACTGCCTTATAAGTAGGTAGTTCCTTTTTATCGAATTCAAAATCTCTATCCATGCGTTTATTTTCCTGTTCCTGTTGTTTTTCAAGGCTTCTTGCGGTTTGGTAAAAATTAACAAATGTTCCAAATGTATCTTTTTGCAAACTATCAACAAATTGTTCGTTGATTTTTCCAGAGTCTTGTATTTGGAATCCTTGTTGCCGAGGTTGTCCATCGGTCTTTAATTTTTCTCTTTCCGCTTTGACTTTTGCCATTTCACGCTCAAGATAACGACCTTTTTGGGCATATTCCTTAAGTTTTTCATATGGCAATTCCTCTTCCTTACCCTCTACTACTAATTTGTGTAACTTTTCCTTCTTCTCTGGTTTCTCCTCAGTCGTTTCTTCTTCTTCAGAAGTTTTCTCTTCGGTAGATTCCTTTGATTCCTCGGTTTCAGTTTCCACAATTTCCTCAGTTTCGGTTTTTTCTTCCTCAACTTTGGATTCCTCAGCCAATAAGCTCGTTTGTTCCATTACCTGTTTCTTCAGATCATCTGAAGTGACTTTGGAACTATCTGCTTTTCCCATAAAAAATTTCCTCCTTTATTTGGATTATCCCAAAAGAAAAGGCCACTACCACCATGCATGGTAATGGCCTTTCTTTAAAATGGGAACCTGGCGATCGACCAGGATTTTTTATTTATCCAGAAACTATTTTGTTATATTCAACTAATAATTTATCTTTCTCCTCTTTTGCTTTCAGATATTTATTTTTGATTGAATTAATTACTTGTAATTTACTCCTAATTGATGCTAAAAAGAATATCATCTTCACTTCATTATCAAAACTTTCCATATCTGTACTCATAAATATTTTGATCGTATCTTTTTCTGTTTCATCTAAAACAGAAAATAATCTTTTAATGCTTTCAGATTGAAGATCATTCTCAAATTGAGTATAAAGAGCAATTTCTTTATTGATTAAACTTAAATCCTCTTCAGTCGGTTTTGATTTTTTTGTTAAAAGGCTCATCTTCCTGCCAATTGTCCCATTTCCGTATTGGGTGTTAATTCCGGTATTCTATTCGCCTTTTCTCCCATCGCCGGAACATTAGGACTTCCTTGCCCTCCTTGACCTCCTTGCATAAACATTAAAAGCCTTTGCATCTCGGATTCCATATTTGCCCCTTGTCTTTCTGTTTCACTTAATCTAAGTTGTTCTGGAGATCGAATATCGAAATAATCCAATAATCGATCAAGCCATTCTTCTATTTTGGGTCCGATAAAAGGCATAAAAGCAACATTACGGAATACAAGAGACATTGCTTCTATGAATTGTTTTCTTTCTATCTCCTTCATATGCTTAAATGAAGCAAAGGCTTTATAAGTAAAATTCCCTTCATAATCTTCGGGAGTGGCTCCTCTAACTTTCTGCTCTGGCCAATAAAAGAAAGAATTGGAATTGAGCATGAACATTCTTTTGTAATCTACGATGTCTTTGACAATAGTTTCAATACCCATCATAGAAAGTAAAAGATTATAAGTATCTGATCTAAGTTCTCCCGCTGATCTGATTCCAAGATATTCTGTGGCGGTTTCGGCTCCCTGTAGTGGTTGACCTCTGAATTGTGGAAAAGCATTAGAATAGTTCATAATATCTTCATAAATAGATTTCTGTCTAAGCAAACACATATTTAGTAAATTCCAATCTTGAGGAAGGGGTTTAACGGCATTGACATCATTAGTCCATATAATATTTCCAGCTTTGGCAGTAATATTTTTTGTTTTTATTTCTGCCCCATCCCTATTAATGATATATTGAGGATTCAACATTAACCATGCGCCATCATTAAATTGATTTCTATTTTCATTTGCTTCCGCAAAAAGTTGTTTGCCTTCCTCTAAAATTGACATACCATAAAATTCATTGTCAACAGGAAGTGGTTGAATTGGCCGGAGTGGAATTTTTCCTAAGAAATTATTTTGGTCATCCCTGATAACTGTAAACTCATCATTGAGAATAATAAAATCATTCCATGACCAATAATAGAGTATTCTTACAAGTTGAGAATAATTATCTTTGGGAATATCAGGAAGAGATTTGAATGCTCTAATCTCACGCTCTTCTTCTGAATAAAAATCGCCGTCGTAAATTTGTATTTTATTTAAGTTTTTATAATTTTGGTTATTGGTAAAATTTTGTTGAATATACCATTTGGGAAGAAAAGTTTCATAGATGACATAAGCATCAGGATCATCCATTGAAAGAATAGTTGGACTCACCCAAACATGAAAGAAATTTGCAAGTTGAAAAAGAGGCATTTCAAAACCATCAAGAACTCCCCACGGCTTTTCTAAAAGCCATGCTGTACCATATTTAAAGCCTTGTTTATAGGTATTATAGGATAAAACAGGCCATTTCTGGCGATAAAGAACCATATTCGCATCTCTTTCTACCTTTCTGGCTTTCTCCCTTGAATCATCATCTTCTTCAACAACATGAACATAAGGCATCATGGCTGCCATGACTTGAATGCATTTGCCTAAATATGATTCCGTGATAATGTATGGCCAAGGAAGAGATATGTTCGAAAGAAACGGATTCTCAGTCTCATCAATGTAATTGTGATAAAGTTTTTCGTTTTCAATAGCTTTTTGATCATATTCAGTTCTCCCATCTGATGCAGTTGAAAGACGATCTAAAACCATCTCTTTAGCATATTTTTCTCGTTTGGTATCAATGGTTGCCATTATCTTCTCCCACTAATTGCCCTTGCTGATGGTCTATCTGGTATCCCACTCATAACTGGCCAATCATCAAAAGACTCATCAATCCATTTGGCCCCTGCATTATAAGCATAGACAAGATTTATACATGTATCGTTTCCTTCCACTTCAAGTTGATCTCTTAATGTTCCTTCTTCATTCCCCTTAAGATATCTTTTTGCTCCCCAAGTATCAAATTGTTCGATATGAATCTCACATTGGGGATCAAACCAAAGTTCTCGATTATTAAATTTCTTTGAAATAGAAGTATGTGCGGCCTCAAACTCTGTTCTTCCTGGTACGCAGTGGATATCAAATTCCTTGAGCATATTGATGATTGATTTTGGCTTATATCCTCCACTCTGAACTTGTTCAATTTGGGCTATCTTGTCTATGATATTTTTTCTCGGTTTGAGTTTATACTCGGGGAAAGTAAGTTTCATATAATATTCTTTTGACACATCTTCTATTGTGTGAGAATTAATGACAGATTCCCTGAACACATACCAAATCTCTTTTGTATTAATTGCAAGATAAGTTATGATTACTGGTTTAACGGGATGCCAATCGATGATGACATAAATTGTAGTTTCTTTATCTGGAATGAAGGGCTTCCCTACATGCTTATTATATTCAAAGGGAAATACTTTACCTTTAAACTGAATGTGTTCTCCCTTTTTCCGCATTGATCTTTCATTTATAGACCATGAGGATTGAATTTCCTTTACAATATCACGAGAGAGAAAAGGATTTTCTTCTGCACCACATTCCCCGGCAGAAATGTAATATTTTGGATTGTTGCGCTCTTTGGTAATGATTGAATATGTATGGGCGGAAGAAAAATCAGGAGTGTAGACGAGGAAAAGCAATCCGTTTCTATCAATAATCCTCGCTTTCCCCTCTTCCCAGAAACCGAGTGGCATTTCCTCATCAAAGAGTATAAAGTCTACATCCTCGGATTTCATCTTTGTCTTTTCCTGGTCATACGATTTAAAGTTGATGATCGATTCATTCCCCCCTTTGTCTTTAATTGCAAGAATTTTGTCCTTACGATAAAATCTTCTCAAACCATAAGGATAACCTCGCTCCATATCCGGGACCCATTCATAAAATTTTTTAAGAATAGGGGTATCTTCAGATCTTGGAACGTCGGCATCCGAGGGGAGATTAGGAGAGACTACCCATCCATGTAGAGGAGGTTTTCTTTTCAATCCTAATTCTTGAAGAGGGTGAATGCCGAGGCATAGCATCGCACCGAAATTTACTAGACAGGTAGATTTCCCCCCCCGGTTGCCAGCATCCCAGATAAAAAACAAAGCATGCTTCCATCGTTCGAGAAGATCTGGATATTCCCAGGGATAACAGATTTTACGCTGATAGATATGAGCGAAAGGTTTAGTTGCTCCTTCATAAATGACCCAAGAACCAGGTGATTTCTGGATTTCTTCAAGTGAAGGATTTTCAAGAGATCCTGTAAAAATATATTTCCAGGGAATATAAAGAGATTCAGCGAAACAGATGATTTTCTCTTCCTTGAAACTTTTCTTAATCAATCGATCAAGACTTTTGATATGTTTTTCTCTTTCTTCAGGAGTTAGATTTAGTTCCATAGTTTATG